CTTGTCGCCTTCCTTGGCCAAGACAGCGTGCGACTTGGTTGGATGGTCAGGCGTGCGTTTGGGCTTGTTGTAGCCGTCAAACTTTTCGCCGCGATACTCAATCATCGTCATCCTCGTTGTCGTCTTCATCATCATCCTCGGTACAGGTGATGACTTCTACGCCCTCAGCCAGTCTTCCCATTAAGGCGCCAAGCACCTCAGGGCTATTTGGGCAAGGAAAGACAAAACGGCCCTCAATCATGCCATCCGAGCACTTGAGGTAAGTGCAACCGCCCTGCCAGATCTTGCCTTTCATTTACGCTTCGGCGCTTCTTTTAATTCTGACCGCTTTTTCAAAACAGGATTACCGGTTGATTCTGATTCAATCCGCAATACCGGGTCATCGTCAGTGCCAACACGAGTGACAGTGCCGCCGGATGGACCGGTGATACTGGCGCGACGCCCAGCCTTGCCGGTGACTACGCCATAGGTGGTGGTGCCTTGATAAGTCCAGCTAACGCGGGAACCGATACCGATAGCCATCACTTTTTACCCTTGGGTTTGCGTGCCTTGCCGGCTTCGCTCAGTGCAATGGCGATTGCCTGTTTGCGACTTTTAACAGTTGGGCCTTTGCCTTTTCCTGGCTTGCCGCTGTGCAGCGTGCCTTCCTTGTATTCCTTCATTACCTTGCCAATCTTCTTTTCGGCCTTGGTCGGCTTTTTAGCCATTGTTTGAACCGTAGCGTTCTTGCAACACTTTAAGTGGCACTTCAGATCCGTCTTCACGCACCATCCGGCTTAATGCCTGTTGCGGGCCAAACTTCTGGCTAAGACGGTCAAAGTAGGCGGCGCGTGATTTGCCGAGCACCTCTTCCTGATATGCCTTTGGTTGCTTCTGTAGCCACTGACCGTAGTTTGTACTGGCTGAAACTTGACCACCTTCTGCAGCACGCTTGCCTTCACCGATTACTTCCTCTGGCGGACGCAGACCAAGGGCGCGGTAATCAACGATTGGGATGGTTGTTGACCTGCAGTTGAAATGAACAGGCGGTTGTGGTCCCTTGCCGTAGACGTATTCCTTCCCGTCAAGACTGCGGCAAATTGCTGAGGTGCGGCTATCCAGCGTGGCAACGTAACGGTATTTCTTAGTTACGTCTTGATTGGCTTGATAGACATTTTGACTGGCTGTGTTGGCCACCTGCTGCACACTTGTACGCACAACGGTCAATACCTGATGGTCAGCCATCTTGATCAGCTCGCCACCGGCTAAGGCTTGCTGTTTTGCGGTCTTGGCCAGTTGCCCGAAATCAAGGTTACCGATCAAACGCCGTGCAATCTGTGGTGTTGGCTCGCCAGCAAGAATGCCTGTTCTAATTGTGGTGTTGAAACGCTGCGCCTGCGATTCGGCTAAACCGCGAAATGTCTTCTCAATAACCTGCCCATTCGGCAACGTGATCGCGGCACCTTGGCCAGCCGTAAGGTTGAAGCCGCCTGTACCAGGCAACGTGAAGTTGATATCCGTTGGATCAACAGTGGCCACTGTGGCGGCAAAGTTTGGTGCCACTTCAACGGTGTTGACTGCCTGCTGAGCAACAACGCTTGGCTCAATGCCACGAGCGCCAGCCTCACCGCCAGCGACAGCAAGCCGCAATTGATCAGTGACAAATTCTGTTTGAAGCTCGGCTAGACCCTGCAGTTCAGTGGCTGCGTATGCCGTGCTTCGTTCTGCCCAACTATCCAGCGATTCCCTCAGTTGAGCCAATAGGACACGAAGCCGTTGCGCCTGAACTGATGCTGGGCTGACGATGCCACCGCCTGCCGTGGGTACGCCAAGGTCAATACGTTTTAGATCGTCAACGGCACTCAAGATGATGCTGTTGTAATCACGAACAATCTGACCGGCGACAGCGTTACTGAAACGGTTTAGATCAATGGCGTTGCGGTAGATGTTGGCAACAGGATCTTTGCGGTTGATCCGCCGCTTGAATTGCTCAACGTTGAGCAGGCGAGGTGTTACGCCTGATTGCGTCATTGTTCAGCAATAGCGTCATCGTTATTTTCAGCCATCATTTCTTCGCTAGTTACATCTTCAGCGCCAAGGTTTTCAGGGCCACCAAGCTCAATCAAGCCACCCGATTGAGTGCCCTCCAGTTCCTCTTCTACGTCAAAGTCATCACCCAGCACTTCACCTTGCGCCAGTTGATCCAACAGTGTTTTCTGTGTGATGGTGCCTGCGGTGTAGAGCTGCAACAGTGCAAGGATTTCGGCGGGTTCAAGGCGTGCGCCCACAAAATCCCGATTGACATAGCTGCTGCCTGATTGCTGTTGACCAAGGTAATCAGCGTGATACCGCAGGCAGTTATCAATCAGGTCTTGCACTTGCTGTGCGATCACCATCATGGTGCTGTCGCCTTGGCTGCGGTCGATCCGCTTGGCTTCGGCAGTTTCAGCACTGAGCTTTTGACCTAGGACAGCAGACAGGCCAAGTTCATTGATTTGTCCGGCAAGCTGTTCAAGACGGCGGAACTGCGCTTCGTAGCTCTTGCCTTCCGGTTCGATGTACTCAGCACGGCCTTCAGCAGGAAAGGCAATGGCTTCACCAGGGCCGGCAGATACTTCCTCGGCAGATGATGGGAAGCCGTAGAAGGCAAGCATTGGCACGCCGCTGATATGCAGCATGTTGTCCAGATCACTCTGGATTTGGTAAGTCTTTAGGTTCAGCTCGGCAATATCTTCCAGCGGCGGGCGCGATTCAAGCAGCCCAACACGGTTGGAATAGGCAACGGAAAAAGGAATGTAATCAAGGCTGGTGGTGCCTTCTGCCACCATTTCGTATTGACCTTTGGTATCCGATTGCCGGTGCAGTTCGTAAGAGCCGGGTTTAAGTACGCGGATCTGCTCTAAGTATTTCTCACCAAAATCGCCGTCGGGAACAACGATTAACTCACGCAAGCGCAGCATGGTTAGCTTCTGTGCGCCGTTGACCAGTTCAGAGCGCCAACCCAAAATGTCGCGTGGCACATAAGTACACCAGTAGGGACGCAACGATGCAATATCCGTGATGTTTTGGATTTCATCGTCTGTTTGGCTCGGGAAATCAACCAACACGCCAGCGTGGCCGTAACGCACAATCTTGCGGGCTAATTCGTAAACGAAAATGTTTAGATCATTGCCTTGCAGGTCTACATCAAACAGTTGTTCGCGGATCAGATCAGGTACGTCGTCAAGGCGTACAGGCTTGCGGGTCAACATGCCGGCCAGCATCCGCTCAAGCCGCTGGTAATACGGCGGGCAAACGCTACGGGCTAGGCGGTTGTCGTAACTTTCGTCTTGCTCGCGTGGTTCTTGCGGAAGGTAACGCCGATGCTTGCGGCGCATCCCGAAGGTGCCTTCCATCAGATCTTCAATCAAGATCCAATGTGGTTCCTGTGCAGCCCAAGCGTTATTGGGGTCTTGCACCTGCGTGGCTTTGCGCGTCAGAAGCCGGTCGTATGCGTTGAAACCGGTGTACATGATCTGCCGCGTTTAGCCGTAGTTTGATTCTATTGGGCAAATGTAAGCCGGGCCTCCGATACCGCCACACACGGCGTTCAGCCTTACGGTTAGAACCGACCCGGCAAGGTGAAAGTTTACGCGGCCTGATCGGCTGAGGTTATTTCGTCTTCAAGGGCATCGCCGGCATCGTCAAGGCCGTTGTCGTAAAGCCATTGCTGCAGGGTGGTGAGCATGGCTGAGGCGGCTTCGTTGAAGTCGTAAGAGCCGTTGTCTTGAACGGAATCGAAGGCGGCTTCAAGATCGTGCCAGAGAGGTGCAGACATGAGAAAAAGCGCAGCCCGATGCCAAGGCAGAGCGGGAACGATTCAAGGGTAGCGGTAGATATCGAGAGTATACCCCATGACGGTCAATACAGCCTGATGCCCGTGCCCTTGCCGGCGTTGGCGTACAGCGGGTTGAACTCAGACATGACCAAATACCCCAACCCGTCTGTCCAGTGCTCGATCCCAGCCGACTTGTCAATCACGTAATCGTCAGCACCCTGCTTGTAGGTCACGTTGCGCAGCGCCTTAATTGTGTTCTTGCAGCGTGGATGGACAAACAGGCGGATCTGGCCGTTGGCGTTACGGATCAAACTGTTGGTGGCGTTGATCTTGTCCTTCACCGACCACGGCGCCTTGGGACTGACGCAGCCGAACCCGTATTGGCGAATGATCTCATGGTCCGTGCGGCCAGCCGATGAAGTCTTACGAGCACTGCCGGTTGGGTCCGGGTAAGCGATCAGCTTCCGATCCCTGAACCGATCACGCAGCATGGCGCACACCTCATCAGTATTGGTTTGCGTCACGGACACCTCATCCCATATATGGAGGGTGTCGCCAACACGGCTACCAAGCACACCGGCCAGCACGCTCACGTTGAAGTCAGTGCCCCACAGGATCGGGCCGCCGGTATCGCGCACTTCATCAGAAATATTGTCGTCGTTGAAGTCTGGGTAAACACGACCGGACAGGGTTTCAAAGCTGGCGAGGTATTCCTGCCGAAATGTGCGGTCGTCAAGCGTGCGGCGTGCCGCTTCAACTTCATCTTCAGGAACGTTGCCACCTTCAATGGTGGTGTAACTGAAGGTTGACCAGTCCGGCTGATCTTGCGCCTGTTCCCACAAGTCGTGAAACCAGTTGAGGCCAGCAGGCGTTGTAATGAACCATGCCGGACCGCCTTGGTCTGACAGCGCTGGGCGTAGCACCATCTCCCATGCTTCCTGCTTGACGTAAGCGGCTTCGTCAACGATCAGGCTGCTAAGCGACACGCCACGGAGGGCATCGGCTGATTCAGCGCCTTTCAAGGCGATCACGCTGCCGTTGCTTAATTCAACCGACAGTTCGGATTCATTTTTTCTGGCAAACATTTCGGGCGGTACCATGGCACGAAGCTGACGCCATGCGATTTGTTTTGCCGATTTATAGGTTTGAGTGCAGTACCAATTGAGCGAATTTGGATGCTCAATCGCCCAAGCGACTAAACGGGCAATACAAAGGTATGTTTTACCAAAGCG